GTTTCTGGCTTTGATGCAAACGTCGCCCATGCCAAAGATGACCACGTCATCATCGACACGAATGTCATCGTCTTCGCACTCTTCGATGGCATCGATGGCCTCATCGAGATCGATGTCATGCAGTCCTGAAGGGCTGCTAAGTTGAATCGTCAAACCCTGCTCGATGAACCACTTGACCGTCGCGATAGCTGAACTTTTCATTTTCCTAATCCTTCGTCGTGATGTCCAATCACATCGACATCCTAGCACGGGTTGACATACTGTGTCAACTGTGTGTATAACGATGACATGATTTACGGACATACACAGGTGGATATCGCTGAAAAACTCGGCATCCACAAATCGGCAGTGTGTCGGATGCTCTCCGGCGCTCATGCTGTCAGACAGTCGACCGTCAAGCGCATCGCTGATGCCATCGGTCGCAGTGAATACGAAGTGCAGCTGTGGATCCTGTGCAAGCGCACAGGACAGACTCTCCCACAATAGACAGAATAGGACTAGGACAATGGACACAAGAAACATCAAACTTACATGCATCGAATGCCATCGCACGAACGCGGTGCCTTATGGTCGTGGACATCGCATCTGTGACATCTGCTCACAGCGTGAGCTCAAGCGTGAGCGCCGCCTCCGGACACAGCGCCGCATCCAGATGGTCGGCAGCTTCGTCGTGGTTGTCCTGGCTGTGTGGACAGCATGCGCCATGGCGTCCGACTGGAACACACCAAACTCACCAGATCACCGTGCACACCAGGCAATGCAGTCTCGTGACTGACGCCATCACAACATGGTCACAGTATCGGGGTAGCAGACGCACGAGCACCACTGGACTCCTGACGCCCGATGAGGAGTTCTTTCTCGGACGCATGGTCCAGAGTGGTGTCCAGCGTGACAAAGACAAAGCGACTGCTGAGTTCGTCAATCACAACGTCCGCATGGTCAGCGCTATCGCCAAAAAGTTCAGGGGCCGTGGATGCGAACACGAGGACATGCTAACTGATGGCATGCTCGGACTACACCACGCGGTCCAGCGCTATGACCCGTCACTCGGTCACCGCTTCAGCACCTACGCGACCAACTGGGTCCGCCAGGCTATCGGTCGCGGCATCGAGAGCCGTGGTCGTGACATCCGTCTACCTAGCCACGCCATCGCTAAACTGTCTCACATTAGAGTCTCGCGCCAGGAGTACATCCTGAAGCACGGTGAGACTCCGACGCCAGCGGAACTTCTCGCGTACGTCCGTGAGGTCGTGCACACTTACCCGCGATACCTGCACAAGCAAATCGACTCACTGGATGTCAAGTCGCTGACGGAAATCCTCCAGCACGACGTCAAGCTGGTGTCGAGTATCGATGAGCCGAACGCGTACGGTCAAAGTCGCTATGACTTTCTTCCGTCAGGTGAACCTCCAGTCGGTGATCACCTGGACAAAGAGATCCTATACGCGCAGCTGCGAACTGTCATGGAAGTGCTGACGGACCGCGAGATTGCATGTCTTCGCCTTCGCTTTGGTTTCGACGGTCTGTCGGATGGTCGCTCACTCGAGGACGTCGGAATCCTGATCGGCTACAGTCGCGAGCGCATCAGGCAGATACAGGTGCGCGCAATCGACAAACTTCGGGTGGCTGCTGGTGCAGACGTGCTAGCGGAGATTTTTGAGAGGATGGAACTTTGAACGAGTCAGAACAGCAGATCGCTTATTTCAACTGGTGCCGAGTCATGGCGGGAAGTGATTCGCGCCTGGGCACAATCTTCGCTGTGCCGAATGGCGGCTACAGGTCGAAGGCCACAGGTGGCCGTATGAAGTCCGAAGGACTTAAGGCCGGCGTCTGGGACATCTTCATTCCGATTCAGATGGGACAGCACTGTGGGATGTGGATCGAGATGAAGTCAGGCAAAAACAAACTGACGCCAGGACAGATCGCGTTTCGCGAGTCTGTTGGTGATGCTTACCTGTGGTTTGTCGCCTATTCCTGGGACGAAGCAGTCGAAGCGACATGCAAGTACTTAGGCATCGCGAGCGGCATCAATTAACAGCTGTTCGTTGACTTCGTCGGCGAGCTCGATGCTGTGTATCTCACAGATCAGGTACCAGACCGCTTTGAGCAGATCGTCGGTCTTATCTTCGCCAGGTTTAGAACCTGCTCGTAAAAGGTATTTGAGAGCATTGCCACGCTTGAAGTCGAGACCATACATCTCGATGATCTCAATCGGCTGAACGTTGCGAGTGCGGTAATGTGTTGGGACCTGCTTGGACATGCAGGATTGTAAGGGGAAATAATGAATCGTGTATCACAGGCCGTGACATTTTTGTCATGGCTATTTGAGCCGTACTCTGACGGCTTCGTCGAGATTCGATGTCTGAATCAAGGACGAAATCAGATGCGCTTCTACGAGCTTCCGCGAACGGTCGAAGACTGGACCGGCATCGGCGAAGCATGCGTTCAATGGAGCGACGAAGGAAATGATGTATACGTCGGCGTGTTGCCGCGCTGGCGTAAAGGAGGAAGGGACACCGATGTTCATTCTGCTGCTGTGGTGTGGTGCGATATTGATGATCTTGCTGGTCTGGATGAGACTGCAACGCTTGCTAAAGTTACAGTCGCGGTACGCTCGGGGAAGGGTCTCCACTGCTACCGGCGACTCAAAATGGCTGGCATTGGGACTAAGCCAACCGAACAGCGAGAGTTTGTACAGCTGCTCGAACGATGGATGCTCACACTCTCGAGTGCCGCTGACGTCAAGTGCAAGAACCCGTCAAGAATCCTACGAGTTCCTGGAACTCTAAACTGGAAGAATCGCGAACTACCTCGATTGGTGGAACTCGCGAAGTACCCGCCAGAGGCCTCCAGAATCGTCGAGGAGACGACATCTACTCATCCATGGGGAGATGAGTGGTCACGCCTTTTGATTGCCGCCAAAGCGGGGGACCTCCCAAAGCGCGAGCGGGGCAATTGGAATCTCGGCAAGTATAAGCACGGAGACTATTTGCTGTACTGTTTCAATCACACCATCGTTGGCATCGAGCAGATGAGATCGATGGGCATGGTAGAACATGCGACCGAGTGTCGTAACTTGGTAACAGCTGCGCTGGACACGCAGTCATTCTCGGACTAGGACTAAAATGGACGAACTTTCATTAGACGATCTCCGCGCCATGGTGGCCGGAGACATGGCCACGCATGCCCGTATCATCGCACATGGTGAGCACCACTGGGACAAACTGTGGCAACCTCACCCCGCATCGGGTGGCGCTTTCGGTGGCCGTAATAACGCACTGGTGACACTCTTAGGTTTTCTCCGCGCGAAGCGCTACACCATCGACGTCGCGCAGCTTCAAGCCGTCTGGTGGAGTGACACATATTGTGATCCGCCACTGGACCGCGAAGTCATCCTCGAGACAGTCGGTCGATTCTGGTCACAATGGGCAGCAGGTACCGTGCCCGATGACCTGCCGGGCGGTCAGACTCTCGCACCATGGGAGGTATGGGATTGGACACGGATGGAGGTCGAGGAGGAGAAACTCGGTAAACAGTCCTGGCTTATCCCTAACATTCTCTCAACTGGTGGACTGCACTACCTGTCATCACCGCCAGGCAGTGGAAAAACGTGGGTGATGTGCGATCTTATTCGCGCCTGTTGCTTTGGTGGCAAGTGGCTCAATGAGTTCGAGATTCCACAGACTCGCGTCCTCTACCTCGATGAAGAGATGGGCGTCCAGAAGGTCTTAGAACGGCTGAGGAAGCTCGGAATGCGCTCGGCTGAGGGAATGGGCTACCTTAACCGTGTAGGCATCAGGTTCGACCAACCGCTTGATGTGGAGCGAATCGTGAAACATTGCCAGTCGCAGGGTATTGGTCTGGTGCTCATCGACTCACTGGTCCGCATCCATGGCATGGATGAAAACGACAACAGCCAGATGAGGAAGTTGTATGACGCATTCAAGAAACTCCTGGACAACGGAATCACTGTCCTGATCGCTCACCACAATCGCAAGGGTGGCACTGACTCGACCGTCAAGCACGAAGGTATGCGCGGCGCTGCGGAGATTGTCGCAGCTGCTGACATGGCGTTCTCTGTTGAGAAGCAAGCGAACGGGTTGTATCGCATGTTCGTGACTAAGGGCCGCCTGATCAGTGATGAGGACGCCATCGATGTGACCTTTGAGATTCGCGATGAGGATGGCTTGACACAGGTGCGAACACTTGACGCCGGCGCCAGGAGTGAGGTCATTACACAAGAGATCCGCTCAAAACTCATTGAGCTCATCAGTGGCGAACCAGGCATCACGCAGACACGTCTCGCTGAGCTGTGTGGCAGTAGGAAATCGGTCGTGGCGGCTACACTCGCGGACCTCGAATCAAGTCGGATTGTCACTTTTGACAAGGGTCCAAAGAACTCGAAAATGTACCGTCCGACAGGGCTGCTTTAGGCCTTTTCTGTTGTTCCCGCTGTTGTTCCCGTGCTGTTCCCCCTTAAGTATGAGAAAACGGGAACAACAGAAGAAAAACCCCCCTTTGGAACCCCCCCCTGCGAGCATGTAAGTGTGCTCGCTTAGGGGTCTTAAGTTGAAACTGCTCCTGCGGGCCGGGCGCTTACGCTGGCCCACAGGAACAGCATCAACTTTATGTTTGACAGATGGTTTGATCTTTGGTAATGTCAACTTTGATGGTGCTGGTGAAAACACCTTCTGGATTGGTAACTGAGCCAGCACTGTCACAGAGCGGCCTTATGGCCGAAGGAGAATATGAAAATGGGTTTTTTTAGTAACGCCTCGTTCAGCGATGGCAGCTCACAGTTTGAGTCAGCACCGGCTGGCGTTTACGTTTGCCGCCTGGCGAACCTCGACTCGGTTGATCGTCCTTCATACGACGACCCGAACGTCATGGTCCCTAACTTCAAATTTACGTTTGAGACCACAGAGTATGGCGACTCTGCTGGCAATGCTTACCGCTTTTTCAAGTACACCCGTCAAGGTTACGGCAACGACAAGCAAGCACTCACAATCCTTCTCGATGGCATGCTCGGGCGCCGCTTGACACAGGCAGAGTTTCATCAGCTCGATGTCGATGACCTGCTTGCAAAGCAGTGGATGGTCACTGTAGACGCCAAGCTGAACACGCGTGGCAACATGACCAATGCGATTGTTTCGGTCAGTCCTGTGACAGCTAAGAAGAAGCTGACCAAGATCGCGCAGCCAGCGATCAAGACCGATGACATCGAAGACCCCTTCGATACAGACGCCAGCGAGTAACCATCTCCCGGTTGCCAACGACTCGCTGACGAACCAGGCACATCATCCGAACGGTGTGCCTGGTCTTTTACTTTGAAGGGGAGAATCAATGTCGAAGAACACAAAGCTCGAGGAGCGAACAGCGCTCCTGGTGCAAATCAAGGAACTTAGAGCTGCTGGTAACAGCATCAGCCGCACCGCGCAGATCATGAAGATGACACGCGGCACAGTCCAGCGATGGATCAATGAAGAAAATCCAGACAGGCCAGTCAAGAAAATGGACCCATACATCTCGCTCGATGAAAAGACAGCGACCGTGATCAAGTGGGCGGAGCTCATTGCAAGCGGTGAGACACGAAGCAAAGCAGCCGAAGTCGTCGGTTATCCAATAATGATGATAAATCGATGGATGATGAGCGAACCTTCACTGCGTGTGGAGTTTCAGGAATCTGTCGGGAAGAAACAAAACAATCATGGTGGCCGTAAGAGCTTCGAGTCAATCATGACAGATGTACGCGCAGGACGTCCTGTGTGGCGTGATGGCGGTCGTTTCAAGCTTCAACTGGTAGAAGCTGCACTCATGCGATACGAGCTCGATGGCGCGAATGTGTGGCGATGCAAGGGGTTTGCGACACTATCAGGCAATGATGTCCTGGCGAGAGATTGGACGGTGATCGAATGAAGTTCTCTGAAGTTATTCAACACTTGATGAACGGTAAACCGATCACTCGAGCATGTTGGGACCATGAGGTTCACATTCGTTATGTCGACCTATACGAGGCATTCGTGATGCAGACGTCAGATACTGAGTCGAAGACTCTACAGGGGCTCACACTCGATCCGGAATCCATGTTCGCGGATGATTGGATGTGGGGTACGTTTCATCCGGTCAAGGACGAAATCAAGTGGACACAGACAACATCGTAAGGAGCATCATGGCAAAGCCATGGTCCAACACCTACAGTCTGCTCAAGGCCATCGGAGCATCCGGCGATCAGGTCGATGAGGCATGGCGCGACTACCGTCGCAAGTACATGCGGAGTCAGCGCTGGCAGGACATCAGGACGAAGGCGCTCGAGCGATCAGGTAGGACATGTGAGCAGTGTGGCCGTCGACAGGATGACGGCTACAAGCTCGATGTGCATCACATTACCTACATCAGACTCGGTGGTGAGTTGATGGAGGATGTCCAGGTGTTGTGCTATATGTGCCACGGACAGCTGCACTATCGGCGCAGAGTGCGCCAGGATGAGCCAGAATAGAAGCATGGCACGTCCAAACATCTACGACGAAGAAACAATCGCACGGGTCGAAGCTGCTCTGATGGCAGGTCAGACACCGACGGTTGTTTCTCGGCTTCATGGTTTACCACGAACGACCATCATCACGATTCGTGATCGCATGTCGTCAAGTGTCGGAAAACTACAACCTGTTTCCGACGCGTCGGAAACTGTCACGACTGTGAAGGCTCCGACTGTATCACTTGATGATCTGCTTGCGTCTGTCCTCGAGGACAACCTCAAAGCACTTCAGGTCATCGCCAGGACGACACAAAGCGAGAGGTATGTTAATGGCCAATCAGCCGCACAGATTGCAACTCTGTACGAAAAGATTGCAACTTTCTCGGTTCAACTTCTCTCCGCAGCCAGCGAAGGCCCAAACGAAGACTAGCGCGCAGACAGCTCTCTGTTATCTCGACTACCTTCGAGAGACTCTCCCGAATGGGTGGTCATTTACGGCTCGACATCTCATCGCCATCGCTTCACACCTTGACGCTGTGGAGCGTGGTGAGATTGATAGACTCGCGATCCACATGCCGCCACGCCATGGCAAAACAGAGACCGTCACGGTCCGCTATGGCGCCTATTGCATCGAGCGAGATCCGTCCGCGAACGTGTTGGTCACTGGCTATAACGAACGTATCGCGAGGCGCTTCAGCAGGAAGTCGCGCCAGATCGTTTCGTCCAGGACAAAGCTCGCGAAGGACAACGCCGCACAGGATGAGTGGTCGCTTCCAGAGGGGGGAACCTTCATGGCGCGTGGTGTCGGCTCACCTCCAACCGGTGTCGGCTTCAAGCGCATCATCATCGATGACCCGATCAGGAGTCGCGAGGATGCTGAATCCTCCCTGTATCGTGACAAAGCATGGGACTGGTACACCGACGATCTATACACGCGCCTCGAACCGAAGGGCGCTCTCATCATTGTCTCAACAAGGTGGCATCACGATGACATCACCGCTCGCGCAATCAGTTCGGAACCTCATCGATGGACCGTGCTGAACCTGCCGGCAATCGCTGAGGAGAAGTGTCAGATCGGTCGAATGCCTGGCGAAGCTTTGTGGCCTGAACGCTATGACGTGAAGGAACTCGGACGCATCAAGGAGGTCATGGTCGCGAACTCCGGAGACTACGGGTGGAGTGCTTTGTACCAGCAACATCCGACACCTCGCGAGGGAAGTTTCTTCAAGTCGGACCGGATCACCATCGAGCATGCGACACCGAACATCGCGAAGATGTCTCGCGCCTGGGACCTCGCAGCGACAGCTGGTAGTGGTGACTACACTGTCGGTGTCAAAATGGGACGTGATGCTGATGGCCGCATCTGGATTCTCGATGTCGTGCGTGGCCAGTATGACACCGACCAGCGGGATAGTATTATCAAGCAGACAGCTGCTCTCGATGGACGTGGTATCAGAATACGACTACCGCAGGACCCGGGCCAGGCTGGTAAGAGTCAAGCCATGCACATGCTTCGGCTGTTGCATGGTAGTGCTGTGACAGTCCTGCCGGTGACCGGCTCGAAGGATGTGCGCGCTGAACCGTTCGCGAGTCAGGTCGCTGGTGGCAATGTCTACATGGTCGCAGCTGACTGGAACCGTACACTACTCGATGAGATGCGAACGTTCCCGCTCGGCAAGAATGACGACATCGTCGACGCTTTGACTGACGCCTACGACGAGCTCGTCGGTCGTGGCGGTGGGTGGGGTGCAGTCTAGCACATGATAGGAACACAATAGTCATATGGGACTCTTTGACAAACTTCTCGGAAAAGCAACCGCATCACCGTCCGCGCTGCTTCCGCCTCCGCTGATCCAGCGCCAAACGTCCTATTTCACCGGCACAGGTAACGGCGACTTTTGGTCCCTGCTGACACGTAACCTTCCAGGCTCGAGTTTTAACTGGCGCTCACAGGCTGGCGACCTGATGCTGAACTCCATCGTCGCGATCGGCATGGACTGGTACATCAGAAACTGGAGCCAGGGTGTTCCTGTCGTCAGACGACCGATGCCTGATGGACAGGTCGAGACAGTCGCAGATCACCCGATTCTCCAGCTGCTCGCACAGCCAACACCGAACGTGCCGCCATCGCTCGTGTGGTCGTGGATTCTCCCTGACTACCAGCTGCTCGGCAACGCCTATTTCCGCAAGGTGCGCGTGTCTGGTCGTGTCGTCGGTTTGCAATACCTTGCGGCTGACATGATGAGACCTGTCGGTAACAAGGTCAATCCGCTCATCAAGTACCAGTACACCGTCGATGGCACGTCGTACGACATCGCACTCGAGGACCTGATTCACATCCGCTATGGTCGAGATCCGCAGGACAGTCGCTTCGGGCGCTCTCCTGTCACATCTGTTCTTCGTGAGATCGCCACCGATAACGTCGCCGCATCAGCTGCATTCGGCATGGTGCGAAACGGTGGTATGCCATCGATCATGGTCGGACCAGACTACAAGGGCGGTGTCGAGGATTTGTCCGAAGACGATGCCAGACAAACAAAGCGGAAACTACAGCAGGACTTCACTGGCGACAATGCCGGCAGCGTGTTGGTGATGACTGGCCCATTCAAGGTCGAGCAGGTCAGCCACAAACCATCCGAGATGGCGTTCGATGAGATCAGACGTAAACCGGAGGAGCGCGTGTGTGCAGCTCTCGGACTCAATCCGCTGGTCCTTCAACTCGGCAGCGGCCTCGAGCGCGCAACATACTCGAACCTCGAGCAAGCGACACGATCGGCGTGGACTGACGGGATGATTCCGTTGATGCGTCAGATGTCCGAAGCGCTCACCATCGCGCTGCTTCCGGACTACGAAGAGACGCAGCCAGGCGATTACTTGGAGTTCGATGTAACGAATGTCCCATCACTGCAGGCTGACCTCAATGAGGACGCAGAGCGAGCGGAGCGACTATACAAGAGTGGCATCGTGGATCTCGCAACAGCCAAGCGTGTCGCTGGTGTGACGCCTTCGGATGATGACGAAGGTTATTACCATCCGACAGCGGTCCCTGTCCAGATCGGCGCACAGGAGCTCATGGTCCCTGATGCTGCGCCTGTCTCGACAGCTCGAACTGCCGATGAAACTGCGAAGCTGGTCGGCGCTGCTGGTGCTTTGATTCGTGCTGGCTTCGAGCCAGAGGCTGCACTCCAGGCTGTTGGTTTGAACTCTATCCAGCACCTCGGCCTGTTGCCTGTCACGGTTCGCCAGGAAGAGACCAAAGCATTCGACGATGCATCTGAGCCAGGGCTGAAGTTCATCCCCTCCAAAGAGATGAAGGAGGAAGCACAGCGCGCCATCGAATGGCGTGATGCTGGTCGTGATGGCGGGACCGCTGTCGCATGGGCCAGGGCGAATCAGATCATCAGTGGTGAGAAGTTGTCCGAGTCGACTGTCCTTCGTATGTATTCGTTTTTCAGGCGTCACGAAGTAGACAAACAAGCGGAAGGTTTCCGACCAGGTGAGGATGGTTATCCATCCGCTGGTCGTGTCGCATGGGCCGCATGGGGTGGCGATGCTGGCTACAGATGGTCTACAGCTGCGCGCAAAGAGATCCTCAAGCGCATGGCGCCGAAGGAGAACGGGAAGTCGTACCATCCATACTACGGATACGAGTTGACTGACACCGATGCCTGATATCTATCAAGTCAACGAGAGCTACAGGAACAAGCTCCGATACCGTGAGAACGCTGCTCTCGCTGAGATGAGCAGGACATACGGTGTTCTCCAGGCTGACAACCTCCAGCGCCTCGAAGCGGTGACAGCCGCCATCGAGGAAGCACAGGCAGCAGGTGAGGACATCAGTGGTCTCTCTGAGTACATGCTCCGCCTCGAGGCGCTCAATGTCCAGATGGCTGATGAAGTCGCACGATGGGCGCCACAGGCGACCGACATCGCAACGAACGGACAACGACGCGCCATACAGCTATCGCTGGACATACAGGAAGATTTGGTGCGAGCAGTCGCTGGTGTCCCTCAGTCGGTGTCGCTCACCACTGATCTGATGTGGAATCGGCTCCCTGTCGAAGCGATAACCAACGTGGTCGGCTTCGCCGCTGACGGCTCACCGCTAGGTCTGCTGTTCGATGCCATCGGTCCATTTGCTTTGGACCATGTCACCATCGGCATCGCGCAAGGTCTCAATCCGCTCCAGGTCGCACGAAGGATGTCGAGGACGTACGAAACTCTCGCGCCTTCGAGAGCTGCTACCATCGCACGGACAGAAATGATTCGAGCCAATCGCGAAGCACAGCGACAGACCTTCGAGGCAAACCTGAGCATCGTTCGTGGCTGGCGCCGCATCTCAGCGGGGGACGTGAACGTGTGCCCTGTGTGCTGGTCACTGCACGGAGATCCGAATCCTGTTGCAGATGTTGTACCTTCGCATCCAAACTGTAGGTGTACGGTCATTCCAATCTGCCCGACATACGCTGAACTCGCAGGACTGCCGCCAGGCAGTTTCGATGAACCGGAAGAGATGCCGGACAAGGAAGAGCAGTTCAGGATGTTGAGTGAGGCGGAGCGTCGGCAGGTCCTTGGACCTTCGCGGTATCGTTTGTGGGAGACAGGCACACCTCTCAGTGCATTCGGTAAAGTAGTACCGAACGCGGAGTGGGGACCACAGGCTGTGGTCGTGCCGGTCAAGGAGTTATGATGCAGACTTTGGTATCCTTCGGTGATGCAATCAAAGCAGATGACAACGGTCGTGTGCGTGGTTACCTGGTGCGCTTCGGCGGCGCTGACCTCGAGGGCGACTACTTCACTGCGTCGACTGATTTCGGACGACCGATGAAGTCTGGCGAGCGTGTTCCGATGAACCTCTACTATCATCACGGCCAGGACAAGCAGGTCGGAAAGTCACGCATCGGAACCGGCTACATCACCATGGACGATAAAGGTCTCTGGTACGAATCGCAGGTCGAGATGGCTGACCAGTATCAGAAGATGATCCAGGAACTCGCGAAGTCTGGCAAGCTCGGATATTCAAGTGGCGCCACGGGTCACATGGTCGAGCGGAAGAAGATGGCTGATGGCCGATACGAAATAACACGCTGGCCAATCGGTGAGGCATCGCTTACACCGACACCAGCGGAACCGATGAACATGGTCAAGTCCTTAAAGGACATGTATGGCGACATGGAGGATTATGGCATGGAAGAAGAGATGATGATTCCAGTCGCGCCTGGCGAAGACGTTGCAACCTTTGTCGAGAACGTCTACGGCGACCTTGATAAGGAAATGGTCCATGAAGGACTTGAGGCGCTCTACGAGCGTCTCTGTGCAGGTGTTACAGCTGCATATGACAGTGGACTCGGCAGTGGACATGTGGATGCCATCATCGATGCATTCGCAGTTCGTGCCAAGGAACTGAACAGCAAAGTAAAGGATCCGGCAGCGGAAGCACAAAGCCTTAAGGCTATGCTCGAGCGTCCGACATCCATCCGAGAAGTGGAGCGACGTCTGCGGGATGCAGTTCGTCTCTCCAGGGCTGAATCGACAAGATTCGCCAAAACCATCTGGGCTGAGCTTCGGGATGAAGCGCCGGCGGAAGATGTAACCATCGTCGACCAACCGAGCGAAGTGGACGAAGCGAAGAACGCTCTCCTCCGCCAGCTCATGATCCTGGAGTTATCCTAATGAATATTGAACAACTCGAAGCACAGCGACAGTCTACTATCGCAGCTGCTAAAGAAGTCCTCATCAACGGCGGCGACATGTCCGAAGCGAATCGCCTCCACGCATCCGCAAAGTCTCTCTCTGAGCGCATCGAAATGCTCCGCGAGTTCGGCAACGTTCCTGCTCCTGTCGCATCTGAAGCGCCAAAGTCTGAGCCATGGAAGTCCGGCAGTGTTGTCCGGAATCCATTCCCAGGCACGAAGGCTGAGGCTGACTTCAAAGCATACGCATTCGGCCAGTGGGTTCGCGGCAACGTCCTAGGAAATGCCAAAGCAGCCAAATGGTGTGATGAGCATGGCGTCAAGTCGCAGACTGAAGGAACGAACTCCGAGGGTGGCTTCACCGTCCCTGAGATCGTTTCGAGCAGCCTGATCTGGCTTCGCAACGAGTACGGTGTGGCGCGTCGCTTCTCCCGCATCTATCCGATGACGTCTGACATCCTCAACGTGCCTAACGCGTCCACTTCGACCACGACTTATTATCCTGGTGAAGCAACCGCAATCACTGCATCTGACATCACCTTCACACAGGTCGCACTGACCGCGAAGAAACTCGCGATCTTGACTATTGTGTCCAAGGAACTGAACGAAGACACCGTCATTGACTTCGGCGCCACACTGGCGCAGGACTTCGCGTACGGCTTGGCTTTGGCTGAGGATGCAGCTGCATTCCAAGGTGATGGTACGAGCACCTATGGTTCCATCACTGGAATCATGCCAAAGATCAAGGCACTGTCTGCAACCTTCGCAAACATCGCCTCGATGGTTGTAGGTCCTTCCGGATCACAGACTGCACTCTCGAGCTTCACGCTCGCGAACTTCCAGAGCATGGTCGGCAAGCTTCAGCCATACGCAACCAGCCCACGATGGTACATGCACAAGAACGTGTTCTATCAAGGCGTCGCAGACAAACTGATCGCCCTCTCTGGGAACTCGATCATGGACATCCAGAACGCTTACGGTCCTGAACCAACACTGTTCGGTATTCCGATCTCGTTCGTTCAGAATATGCCATCCGCAACCGGCGTATCCAAGACGATGGTCGTCCTCGGAGATCTCTCCAAGGGTGTCGCGTTCGGTGATCGTCGTGGCGTGAGCGTCGAGGTCTCTGACCAGGTTAAATTTATTGAGGATGCGCTCACGTTCAAAGCAACTGAGCGCTACGCCTTCAATGCGTTTGACGTTGGCAATGTGACAGCAACTGTTGCTGATCAGGTTCCAGGTTCGCTCATCGTTCTCCAGGCTGCCGCTTCGTAGGCTGTCTGACTTCGCAGTCAAGGGGAGCGGGTTATCCCGTTCCCTTTTTGTTTTTAGGATGTAAACCATGCCACTCACTCGGACAGAAGCACTCGACCGTCTCGCTTGGATGGTCGCATCCGATCAATATCCTTTTCTCGACAGCACCGCGCTACAGCAGCTCGTGGACGATCACGCTCGGTGGGCTGTCTGGTCTGCATCCACAGCCTTCGTGGTCGGTGACATCATCATCCCGACCGTGGCTAATGGCAGACTCTATCAGTGCGTCATTGCAGGGACATCGAGCGCCACGGAACCGCAGTTCCCGCAGTGGACTAGGACAACCGGCTATTCCGTCAATGATGGCAGTGGTGACCTCTTGTGGCAGGACATAGGTCCCGCCAACGTCGAGCGCTATGACATCCGCGCAGCTGCGCGACAGGGCTGGATTCGCAAAGCGTCCAGCATCACGCACCTCATTGACGTCAAGGACGGTCAAGTCGATGCGAAGATGGCCGTGCTCCGCGAGCATTGTCTCGACCAGGCGAAGCGCTTCTCACCGATGGTGTTCGTATGATTCCAGCAGCTTACAGCAACGCACTCAAGAACGCGATCCAGGCATATTCCTACGCTGACCGTGTTGCGATCTGGCGAACCGTCAATGCTGCGGATGGTATCGGTGGCGTCAGTCAGCACTGGATACAGGTCGCTGAGATCCGTGGCACCATAAGCAACACGGGCGATACGGAGGGCATCGTCGGCGGCATGATCGAGCAGTCTGGCACATGGACGCTCACGTGTTCACCAGACGTCGAGGTCAAGGCCGATGACAGGATATACACCAGCGGGAATCCACAGAACCTCGCGCCATACTATGAGGTCATCGGCAGTGACTACGGCCACACGAACGCAGTCAGTCAAACCATCGGACTTCGCGCCAGGACAAACGGGTAGCGCACGCAACAGCACGCAAAACCGCACGCAACCGCACGTATATCCACTGCGTGGTGCAAGCTTCGCTGTCATCGCACCATGATAAAGGTGAAGTTATTGATGGGGTGTATGTATGAGTCCTGAGATGTGGGTCCAAATCGGTATACAGGCGTTTATCACGACAGTGAGTATCGGTGCCGCGTGGGTAGCATTGCAGGTCAGGCTGACGCGCCTGGAGACTCAGGTAGCACACATCATCTCGACGCTCGATGGACAACAGCAGGAAGTGCGCCGCATCGAGCAACGGCTCGGCAAACTCGAGAACAAGGTTTCAGCGCTGGAGGCGATCATACAAAGATGAACAGCATTTCAATTAAACGTTTAGTGGTCGTTGTGATCGTGGCTTTTACAGCTGCTTTTACCAGCGTGTTCGGAGATGGCGTCCGCACATCCGAAGCACACGACATTGCCGAGCTCGGCGCAGTGCTGGCACTCTACGGCAGCAAGGCGGTAGCGGCGGGTGTCTCTGCTGCGGTGAGTAGTGTGCTTGCGTTCCTTACGATGCCTTTCAAGGGTGCGAACGCGAACAGTTTGAAGGTGGGCAAATGAACCTGCAAAACTACAGGCTGGAGCCAAACCCAAACAGCCCCGGTGACTGGATTGTGTTCGGCGACATCTACGATAACGATGACAATCTTATCGG